AATTCAGACGGTTTTACTTTAGGCACTGACGGAGCAACAAACTCTCCAAATAGAAATGGATTTACTTACGTTTCTTGGTCATTTCGACGTTTCCCTAAATTTTTTGATGTAGTTGAGTATTTTGACCATAGAGTAGAGTTTACAGAAAATACTAAACCTGATGTAGAACCGGAGAGTATACTAGAAACTGAACTTGAAAGATAATTCCAACCTTCTTTCATTTTGTTTCCAAACCATGAAAATATTTTAGTTATATTATTTTTTACGAACCGATTTTGGTAACGTAAACCTATATGCAAACCATTCTAGCACCTTACGAAGCAGTTCTGCAATCCAGGAAGTCTTACGAATGCTTCTTGGGGGGTATGTTAGTACTGGCTTATTGCGTATAACGGGGATACAAGCCTCTCCACCCTGCTCGAACAAGTCTCGCAAATCTGAAACACGAATATATCCAGACCCGTTTACCCCATAGTCAGTGCCCCAGGAGTTTCTCCATTTAAACACTTCTAGTGATTGACGACCAAAGATTTTTGCTGGATGATATCCTGTAAGTGTGATGCAGTGACCTCCAACCTTATCGCCCCGAGGTCCCGTTAGCCCAAGAGAATTAGTTCTATACATTCCGCTATACCAAGGAATTCCAATAACAACTGGTCCTTGCGAAACCACGGCATCGATGATGTCATCAATGTCGAAGCACCACCTATACTCATCAATGAAGCCATATTGCTTCATGATCTTAGCACCTGCCAAGACAGAGGTACCGCTATAGTCATCTCCTGGCCACTCATCAATCTGCTGTGCCTCTTTATAGAAAAGCTGAGCTAGCTTATTGCCAAACTCTTCAGATGGTTGATCGTCTGGAACCATGGGTTCTGCAATTAGCTCAGCCATCCAGCCAAAGCCTACGCATGCACCCTCGGAGCCCTGGTCTAGAACCGTGCCCTCTTCCCAAAACTTTGCCTGTCTATCTACTGCAACAGAACCAAACAGTCCCCGAACTCCGTACATTCTATTACGTGGGTCGTACGATGGAACCCAGTCTAATCTTCTTTCCATATCCATTCTATTATTATACCACTAAAAGTCCCAGTCGTCATCTGTGGTAGCTTCGTGCTTACCAATGACGTAAGAACTTCCACTGCCGCTGAAGAAATCGTGGTTCTCATCTGCGTTAGGTGAAAGGGAAGACAGGATTGCAGGGTTAACATCCGTAGCGTCTGGTGGGAACAACGCCTCAAAGCCAAGGTTCATGAGTGCCTTGTTTGCATTGTAGTGCAAGAACTTCTTGACGTCCTCTGTTAGCCCTAGTGGGTCATAGAGATCTGCGGTGTACTTGATTTCGTTTTCATACAACTCCATCAAGAAACCGTAGGCCCAGTCTTTCATCTCCTGCTGCTCATTTTCGCTAAGCTCATTGTATGCAAGTTGAAACTTGTATCCAATGTAGTAACCGTGCACTGCTTCGTCTCTAATAATAAGTCTAATAAGATCAGCAGTGTTTGTTAGCTTTGCCCTGGATGACAGGTACATTGGCCAATAGAAGCCGCTGTAGAACAGGAAAGACTCTAGGAACGTAGACGCAATCTTACGCTTTAGTGGATCGTCTCCACGGTATCTTTCTAGCACAATCTCTGCCTTCTTCTGCAAGTACTCATTCTCTTCAGACCAACGGAATGCATCCTCGATCTCGTCTGTGGAGCACAGAGTTGAGAACACGCTCGAATAGCTCTTGGCGTGAACGGACTCCATGAAGGCGATGTTGGTGATTACAGCCTCTTCGTGCTGAGTCCTAGAGTCGGGGAGGGTAGACATAGATCCTACGGTACCCTGAATTGTATCTAGCATAGTTAGCCCAGTAAAGATACGCTTGGTTGCAAGCTTCTCCTCGTCCCTGAGCTGGCCCCAGGACTGCACGTCGTTAGATAGTGGCACCTTCTCGGGTAGCCAGAAGTTAGCGGTTAGCCTATTCCATACCTCTAAATCAATTGGGTCTTCAATAGCATTCCAGTTAACTGGTCTTGTAATCATGTTCATTTCTCCTATAGCATGCAGCTTACACAGTTGTCTACCTCGGTACCCTGCAGAGCTTGCTGCCGAATCCGAATGTAGTAAATGGTTTTAATACCATTTTTCCATGCATAAATCTGTGCACGGTTAATGTCTCTCGTTGTTGCATCGTCTTTAAAGAACAATGTCAATGATAGCCCTTGGTCTACGTGCTGGGTGGCAGCAGCATAAACATCAATTACCTTCTCGGGGCCAATCTCGTAAGCATCCTCAAAGTACTCTAAGTTATCGTTAGTCAGATGTGGTGCTGCATAGTATACACGGCCCAGCTTTCCTTCCTTACGAATCTCAACCTTAGAGGCAATTGGGTGGATAGAGCTAGTACTGTTATTAATATAACTAATTGATCCCGTTGGTGGAACAGCCTGTAGGTTCTGGTTGTAGATACCGTGCTTTATCACATTCTTTTTTAGCTTCTTCCAGTCATCCTGCGAAGGAATCTCGATAGAAGACTGCTTAAATAGTTTAGCAACCTTCTTGGTTTGTGGCTTCCACTCCTGCTCAATGTACTTTTCAAAGAACTCACCGCTAGCATATGTCGAGTTCTCAAAATTGTCGAACGGCGAATTGGTCTGCTTCGCAAGCTCGTTGCTTGCTTTGAGTGCATGGAATAGTACGGTGTAGAAGTAGATGTTTGTGAAGTCAATAGACTCCTCGTCTCCATAGTGCATCCTCTCTTGTCCAAAGTAACCGTGGAGGTTCATCTGACCAAGACCAATGGCACGCGACTTCTTGTTGCCCTCCGCAATAGACATTACGGAATCGATGTAGCTAAGGTCTGCTACTGATGTAAGTGCTTTAATCGCTGTGTCAATGCTCTTGCCGAAGTCTGGAGACTCCATCATTTTTGCAATGTTTAATGAACCTAGGTTACAACTAATGTCTTTACCTATGTTATCGTAAGATAGATCAGCGTTATAGGTAGTGGGAGTGTTTACCTGCAAAATCTCTGAGCAGAGGTTTGACATGTTAATGCGGCCCTCTACGGGGTTTGCATTGTTGACGGTGTCTTCATACACAATGTATGGATAGCCACTCTCAAACTGCAGCTCAGCGATAGTCTGGAAAAGCTCCCTGGCACTGATCTTTGTTTTCTTAATCTTAGGATTGTCTACCATCTCCTGGTAGTGTTCTGTAATAGACAGGTCTGCCATAGGTACCCCGTATACGCGTTCAACGTCATATGGGCTAAACAGATACATGTCCTGGTTGCTCTTGGCAAGCTCTAGGGTAATGTCTGGAACAACAACACCTAGGCTCAGGGTCTTAATACGAATCTTCTCGTCAGCGTTCTCACGCTTAGTGTCTAGAAACTTCATAATGTCTGGGTGGTGGGCATTAAGGTATACCGCACCTGCACCCTGGCGAGCACCCAGCTGGTTGGCGTAAGAGAAGCTGTCTTCCAAAAGCTTCATCACTGGGATGATGCCAGAAGACTGATTCTCAATCTTTTTAATTGGGGCACCATACTCACGTAGATTAGTTAGGTTAAGGGCAACTCCGCCGCCACGCTTTGACAGCTGCAGAGAAGAGTTAATGCCTCTGGAGATTGACTCCATGTTGTCTTCGATGCGAAGCAGGAAGCAGGAGACGAACTCTCCACGCTGCTTCTTACCTGCGTTAAGAAACGTAGGTGTAGCTGGCTGGAATCGCCCAGTAATAATTTCTTCTACAAGAGACTCTGCCAACTTCTTGTCGCCCCTTGCGAGCATGAGTGCGTTCATTGCAACCCTGTCCTCAAACCTCTCGAGATAGCGTTCCCCGTCAAATGTCTTTAGGGCGTAGGAGGTGTAGAACTTATAGGCACCAAGGAATGCGGGGAACCTAAACTTGTGCTCATATGTTTGTTTAAACAATGACTTAACAAAGTCAAAGTCGTAGAGGTCTAATAGCTCTTTCTCGTAGTATTCGTTCTCTACAAGGTACTCCAGCTTCTCTTCAAGGCTGTGAAAAAATACAGTGTTTTGATTAACATGATCTAGGAAGTATGCTTTTGCTGCCTCTTTATCTTTGTCAAATTGAATCTCGCCATTTTCACCATATAGGTTGAGCATTGCGTTTAGCTCATGGTAGCTATACTTCTTGTCCATATAATAACTGTAACCTTTCATTTACTTTGTTTACATCTTCGTCTGTACCAAATACTTCTACCTTTGCGATGAGCGGTACCCCCACCTTTTCACTAATCATTTCGGCTGCCTTGCAAAAGTGTTCGCCAAAGTTAGTGTTGCCAAAACCAACGACACCCTGTAACAGGTCTCTGTTAGCTTTAATATTTAGAAAAGCTCGTACCTGTCTGGGTATCGCTGCTCTTCCTTCGCCACCACCGTAAGTAGGGACCATAAGAACATAAGGCTGATCAACGGTAGGAGTATCAGCCCCCCTATCAATAGGAATCCTAATAGCATTGCGTTCATTGTCTAATTTCTCCAAAAATCTCTTAGTGTTACCCGAATAATTCGAGAAGTACACAATATCAATAGGTATCAATTGTACACTCCTTTTAAACTATATGTGCCATCTGAACGAAAAAAATACACAATATTTTGTATTTTATAGAAGATCAAACCTGTCCAGGTACTCTCTTACGTCGTCTGGCATTTCTTTAGGCTTATAGTTTATCACATTGTCTGGCAAGTCTGCAACCCTAACCTTCGGCCTGTCCCTGAAGGTATGTATCTCTACCTCTTGATTAAGGTTCTTGGGTGTATGTGACAGTGCCCCGAAGACTGCACCACATACAGCATCTGCCAAGTCCTTAGACTTTTTACGAGGGTGGTCAACTCTGTTATTCTTCATAATCTTAAGCTCTGTAAGCTCTTCAAAAAGTAAATCAATAGACGGCATAACTAAACGCTCTTCATACAAAAGCATTGCCATGTCCTCATAGTGCTTCTTAGCTACGGAGACTGTTTCTGTTCTCATGCCCACGGCCTTCAGTTCATTCTGAATATCAAATGATTGCCAGCGGTCAAAGGATACCATGCCGATGTCAAATCCGATCCGACGCAAGTTTTGAATCCACTGCTTAACCTCCGACAGGTCTACTGGCCCTTCAATCTTTGGCTCCCACCACGCAACAGCATCTACTACCACGAATGGTACCACTTGCTCGTAATCCTTAACAACCTGAATGTTTACCCACTTCTCAACGTGAGCAATTGCTACTGCACACTTGTCATGCTTTTGTGCAAGGTCAGCATGCACGTAATACTTTTTGTCTGGGTCGGGGGTGAATCCAGGATCGAATCTCTTAAAGTTGTCTACTGGATTACGCCCAGTCATGCAGGCAGATACCTTTTCTCTTTGTTTAAAGAAGGCGTCTGATGCAAACTTTGGCACACACAAGAAACGCATCATGGCATCTCCTGGGTCTGTATAGAAGGCTAGCTTAAAGTCTTCGATAGTCCTGGTAGGGTTTACCTCCCAAGTAGGACGCTTTAGTGCATATGTATTGGGATACTTATATGATAGGATATGCTCTTCGTCCCACTCAATTTCCATAGAGTTGCCCTCTTGATCTTCTGGCAAGTCTGGATTAATAATAAATTTATGAT